TTGCCATTTAGTTTTTGAATTTCATTTTGTTCCAATATTCGGCTGTATAGCCTTTGTACTTCATATCCTTTGGTGCTACGGGTACTTTTTGAGCGTTTTTAGGTGCTTTAAAACCTTTGCTTTTAGCTTGTCCGCTTGTTATTTCGCTTTTTTTACCTTCTTTAATTTGATAGGTTTTTCTAAACCATTTGTGACTGCACCTTGCACCACCCTTCCAGAGCCAGATGGAATAAGAATTTGAGCCACCTTTACCAAATCCAGGATTCACAGCTTTGTTTCCCATCGCTACGATGTCCTCTTTACGGTAAACCTTCTTAGCTCCTACCATTTTAGAACAAAATTGACGACTGTCTTTGCCTGCTGTTTCTGGTGCATAGCTATATCTTACTAAAAACTCAACACCTTTTTGACTATCTTGTTTTGATGTTCCGTCTTGTTTGCTTTTTGCGTTTGGTTTAGCCGTTCCTGTGCTTACAAAATTCCAAACTTTAGACAGTAAAGATTGTTCCTGCTCTGGTTTTGTGTTTAAATCTGTAATAACTTCGTCCAGTTCATCGTTTAACTCATAATCAACCTCGCTTTCATCTACTAAATCATATTCAGTTAGTATTTCATCTTCTGTTTGTCCTAAGTCGATTAATTCATCAGCAATATTACTACCCAATTCATCTGTTAAATCATTACTTAATTTAACTCCTGTTTCTTCTTCTTTTGTTTCTGCGTCTTCAACGTTTTCTAAGTCTGTAAATTCTAACGGTTGAAGCGTTTTAAAATACAATTTTAGGCTCATTTGATTGTAAGCTAATATAGAATCAAAAGCGTCTATTAAGAGCATCTGAAACGGTCTGATGACGGTGTTGTCCATTAAAGTACTCGCTGTCTTTAGTTCTTCTGCGTTATTACCTAAACCGCTATTATCTTTAATACCTAAAAGCATAGGTGAAACAACCCTGTGTGACACCATTACTTTTTTAGAACTTTCATCCGAAAGGAATTGATACTGTTGATGTGCTTCGCTTAGTTGTATAGGCTCAATCGTTGCAGCACTTTCTGGATTGTCGTTAAAAGCTAGTATAAATTTACCTGCATTACTTGAACCGCTAAACTTAGAATATATACGATTTTCTAATGCTTGACGTTCTTCTGCGTTTGGTGTTCCGTTATTGAAATTGATGAGCATTGAAGGAGCTAAACCGTTTAGGATATTGTTCAAATGATAATTACTTATCTCTTGTTCTAGTTCAGCGTATTGTAAACCCCCTGCATAATCTGGGCTGCTATAATATTTATACCCTGCTCTGTAAGGTTTTACATAAATAATTTCTATGTTTTCTTTGCTACTTCCAAATGATGGGATTCTAGTTGTTTGGTCAACATTTTTAACCTTTGTCCAATCGTCTGAATAAAAATACCCTTCAATTTCGCCTTTGTCATTACATTTTTCAGCTCTTAAATTTTCAACAGGAATATGCTCAACTTGTGCTATTGATTTTCTGTCCTTTGAATAAATGACTTGCATCGAACATTGACCCATCAATTTAAGGTCATAACACAATTTGCGAACCATATCTTTATGAAATAAAGAAATCATACTTGCATATTGGTCTGGCTTTTTATTTGAGTTCAAAGCATCTAAACCACGCCCGTAAATCATTTCGCTCATTCCGTTTATAATAGCGTTGTTTGTTGGGCTGCCATTATAACGGTCTATTAAGTATTTGAAATAATTATTATCAGCACCATAAGAAACCCAATCCTTGTTTGATTTCTCAACAATATCTGGCGTTGTGTACGTACTTAAATTTACTATTCTTAAATCATTCATATTTATATAATTATAAACTCATTATCGGAGCTTTCTTCACTAATATATTGGTCTTTATTAACGCTGTAATATTCATCTGCGTTTTGGTTAATCGCTTGGTCTGTGCAAAAAACCCTATCTTTGTAAATTATTTCATTTTGCGGAATTGGTGAGCCATCACTAGTATTTAATATTTCAAGCCTATAAAAATCGCCTTCAATTAAGCCATCAAAATATACAGAAACGTTCAAATAATTTTCATCACGCCCAACAAAAATATTTGTTTTTTCGATAATTACATTAGTGCTTTCACTAGTTAATTTAACTGTGACGTTGTTAATAAAAATATATCTCGGTATTATTTTAAATAATCTTGTTCCGCTTGTGTTGATTAACTTCATATTAATATATAAATAAAAAACAAATATTTTGTATAGTGTAGGCATAAAAAAAGGGCTATCCGTTAAGATAACCCTAATTTACAAGTAAAATTACTAATTACGCTGTTGGATCGATTTGAACCGCCGAAGCATCATTAGTAATAACAGATGGTGTCACAAAGAAAGGCGGTGCAGTTTCTTGTGCGTTTACCGTTAAAGTGTAGCCTGTTAAATCTCCCATTGCAGCTCCTGTCACGATTGTACCACCGTTCACATCGCCACCATTTTCAAGACCTACTAAAAAGAAATTACCGTTATAATCTTCAACAGCTACGTGTGGACGTGCGTGAGCGATTAATTTAAGTTCTTCTTGTGTAGCTTTGTCTTGAAAAGTCAAAGTCATATTTAATGTAGTGTCATAGAAAGTTGTTCCGTTTTCTCGGCTTGAAGTAATTGCAGTTTCCATTGAACTGTTACCTTTTACATCAAACTGAAACCACGTCGGTGTTCCCGCTACGGCAGTTATTTCGCCTGCTACGATTGTTGCATCTCCTAAAGTTCCGTAATCCGCAAAGTAGATAGTTTTAATACCACCAACTGCCGACTTACAAGGTACTTTACGTCCGCTAGTTATTAAGCATCCCATATTTTTATAGTTTTTTAAATAAAAAAGGGTAGGCGAAAACCCACCCCTTTAAATTTGATTAGTTAATTATTATACTGTTTTTCTGAAAACAATATCAGTTACTTGTGCATATTGAACGCCAGAAGTAAATCTCATTACGACACGTACATTTTGCGAACCGTCATTTTCTGCCATATCAATCACTCGTACTTCGTTCAAGTCATTTAAAAGACCAGTTCCAAAGAATAAATTTGCCTTTTCAGCTGCGATAATAGTTCCTGCCGTTGCTCCTTTAATAGCTACAACTTGGATTCCGTCAAAGTATAAATTTCCTAATACTTGATTAGTTCCTTTGTTTTCAAATCCGTTAGCTCCTTCGCCTTGTGAAGCAAATCCGCCTAAAGCTCTTGTGTAAGCTCTAATTACATCAGATGCAGCATATAGGTACAAATCATCAGAACCGTAAACAGCCGTTGGAATTGCATCTACAACAGCCCCTAATTCAGCTATTACATTTGAAGCCGTAATCGCTCCACCTGTAAGGTCTTGTGCTAATGGTAAACCTGCGTCAGCATCTAATAAAGTTGCGAACCCATCAAACTGTCCACCACCTAATGCTGTTGAATCTCCAGACCAGATACTTTTTTCAGTTCTATCAGCTACTTTAGAAGCAACGTGTCCTAGAACGAAATCAGCAAAGTTTGGTGCTAAATTATCAAAAGAACTAAAGCCCATTTGCTCAGCCTCCCAAGAATCGTGAAGTGTTTTCTTACAGATATCAAGATTCACTTGAAATTCTTTTGGTTCAAGAATTGCTTCTGTTAAAGTTAAAGTTCCTGCATCAGTTTGAAAGTCGCAAGTCGCATCTTTTACGATGTCGTCAGTTGCAGCTTTTTGAATTACAGATTTGTACTTTACATTCGGCATAATGGTAATTAAACCTTTGTCCAATGTGTCGGCAGATAGTAATGCAGCAGCAATATATTTGCCACTAAATTCTCCTGAGTAAGTTGTTGTTAATGATACACTCATTTTATTTAATTTTTAGTTGTTATTAATTGTTTAGTCTTTCCATTACTCGGTCAATGGTAGTGCTTTTTCTGTTTTTAGAAACACTAAATTTCGAGATGGTTTTTTTAGCTTCTGGATTTGAAACGATTGGAGCAGCACTCGGCATCCCTAACTCGTTTTCAATACTTAATTCGTGCTTAGAAAGTTCCTCAGTTAAAAGGTTTCCTACTTCTTCGCTCAAATCTTCTTTTGGCTCTAGCATAGCTTTGATTTCTTCAATCATAGATTTAACTTCTGCCAATTCTTCTTTAGTAGCAAATTCGACTTCTTCTTCTGCTGCTTCAACCTCAACTTCTTCTTCTTCGGTTTCTTCAACTTCTTCTTCCGCTTCTGCTTCTTTGATTTCAGATATAACTCCTTCCTCAATTACTACTAATAATTTACCGTCTTCTAATGAATACTCACCTATTGGTAAGGCTACCTTCTCATCTTCTGTAACAATAAACACTTCAACACCTGACTCAAAAGAATCGGCTTCAATAACCGTTCCGTTGTCAAGTTTCATTTGTTCTAGCTTAACTTCTTCGTTAAGGTTTAAAACATTTTTGATTTGTTCAATCACTTTGTTTGATTTCATACTTATATATAATTTAGATTAATTTAATTTGTATTTTCGTTATGCTTTTTTCTGAATTATAAACCATTCTACGCCATCGCTCCAAACTTGGATACCTTCATATTGTTTATTTATTACATAAGAAGCATTTAAACCGTCTAAAGTTTCAGACCCTGTTGGTGTTAGTTCAACCCTAGTTGCAGCTGCAAATCCACCGTTTGAAATAAATCTCATCACTCTGTTTGTGTTAAGTGAAGCCGTTGGTAGGTTTAAAATCATCGTACCATTTGCACCGTTCCAAGTCATTCGGATTAATTCTGCTTTCTCATAAGCCGCATCTTGTAAATTTACTGTTTGACCGCTTGAAACAACTAAAGTAACGGGTACTATATAGTTGACTATGTTTTCAATGGTGCTTTGTTTGGTAATTCCATCCTGAACTACTACTGTTTTTTCAGCACCTTGCAGCGGTGTCGCTATTGGTAATTCGCTTATTTTTAAATTTGCCATTATGGTATGATTTTACTGTTATTTTCTTGTAGGATTAAATCCCCATTTTCTTGTGCTAAAAAATCTTGTTGTATAGGTTGACCAGAAATACTCCCAATCCCTTGACCTATAATATCCCCATTACAACACTCAATAGAATAAGCATCTCTGTCACGGCATAAGCAACCCTTACGACCATTTTTAGGACTTGTTTTACTTGGTATAAACATTTTCGACCACCTACTCATTTTCTAATTGTTTTCGTTTTCTTTTATGATGTCGATTATTTCTTGAACCATTAAATCCTCTTTAGATAACCCCTCATCAATCGGTTCTTTTGGACGTTCCATCTTATCCGCAAAATATCCTTCAATACTAAAACCTTTTACTTTGCCCGTTTTTACGAACTCATTCCAAATTTTATCATTGTTTACTTTAACACTACCAACCCAAGTTCCCAAAGGCAAATCCATTCCAAAAAGTACGCTCTTATCGTGAAACTTGTCCTCAACTATCCACGATTCTACTAAACTTAAACCTTCCAATTCGTATTGGTGTTCTAGTGTTGAATTGTTTTGTTTGCTATTCATTAAATACATTTGAGATGCTTTTAAGACAGTATCTTTTGAGAAATATATATAGTATTCATCTTCGCCATTACGTCTATAAATCGGCTTGTTTGGTATCAATAGAGCACCCATTAATATCCTACGCTCTCCGTCAATTTTTGCAAGTTTAAATTCTTGGCTTTTTAAAGCTACGAAATCTTCTTCGATTGCAGGATTTTCTACAACGCTAATCGCTTCAATTCCCAACTCGCTTTCTTCGTCTAATATCAATTCGACTATTCTCATAATAATATATAATTAAATTTATTTATTTTTGTTTTTTAAATTGTTGCACCCTCAAC